CCCTGAATCCCTTGTGTTCCTTGCGTGCCTTGTTCGCCTTTTTCTCCGATGGGGCCAATCGGTCCAGTTGCGCCAGCCGCGCCATTCGCGCCGGTTGACCCGGTGCCGCCCCTCTCGCCAGTTGGACCTTTCACTCCAAATGAGCTTCCAGTCGCGCCTAGTGGGCCGGTGGGACCGGTGTGTCCGATAGGTCCACCTGACCCGTTTGTTCCGGGAATTCCGATACCTGGCGGACCTTCGGGACCGGTGGGGCCTGTTATCACACCATCCACACTACTCATAATGACTGCATTTATGGTTTCATCCACATAGAATTTTGTTGCAACATCCTGGGGGGCAATGGGGTCGCGTACATTCCGAATACGGTTGATGGGTACGACGACGTTGGCACCCCCCGACATATCAATATCACCATTGATGTAGACGACACCTGCATTGTTTCCGATACGTAATGTTGTATTTCCGATATTATTTGAAACATCTGTTGACCCGAAGGTGGTTCCTCCCATGGCTGCGTCATTTGTTCTTACATAATTCTGGGTTCCTGTTCGAGAGAATCCACCGATTCTTTTCCAGTTATTATTGTTATTGTTATTGGCCATTGTTTGTGTACTATATACTACGCTTTTCTGGTTGCGTGATATATAATAAGGACTAAAAAATAAAATGGTGGTTATACGCTTAAGATAGTTCGTTGACGAGCAGTTTTATGTTTTCTTCATGGTCGTGGTCGTGGTCGTGGTCGTGCTTGCTGTGTTTTCGCCGTTTTTTCATTGAGTCGTGGTCGTGGTCGTGGTCGTCGTCGTCGTCACGTGACCGCCGCGATGGCAGAATCAGACCTAAATCTATTGGATTCGGTAATACTGATGTAAATTCGATATCTCTTGGAAAGGGGTCATTCACGGCGGGTGGTACCTTACGCCTCAAATGAGTTTTCACAAGTTTAGCTGCGATTGGAATCTCTCGCTCGAGTCGTTTTAATGTATATTTGCGCCGCTTAACGGGTTCGTTATCTTTTTGCGATTCTGAAATCATTGTATTTCCGTCAAAGAACATTTTAGAATAAAAGTGATGTTTTTCGACGACGGGCGGCGGGGGGTGGCCTTGTCCTTGTGCTTGTGCTTTCTGTAGTACCTCCAATATTGGAGATGTTTCAGATTCATTACTGCGTCTACGAATGCGTCGGCTACTACGACTACGGCTACGGCTACGGCTGCGACCCTTGCGTTCACGTTTCGTTTTTTGTGCCATATTACTATATATATCCAGATAAAATAATGAAATTCGAAATACTCGACGCCCGCACACACGCCCACGCCCACGCCCACGCCCACGCCCACGCCCACGAGTCTTCATCATCTACGAAGTATCAGTATTTAGATGAATTATTAGACCGTACATTCATTACTGACTATTTTCTAGATAAGTCGTCCAAGGACGCCGACGACGACGACGCGAATTGAAATACTATCTCTATAATATACAAATGAACATCACCGATTTAATTGTTGTCGCCGTAATTATTCTAGCACTTGATGCCGTATTCTTAACCGTGATGAAGGATACATTCGCGCGTCAAGTGATGCTTGTTCAGGGAACTGCCATGAAAGTCAATATACCAAGCGCCGCCATTTGTTATGTTCTCATGGTGGTAGGGTTGTATTATTTTGTCCTGCGTCATATTATTGTTCCCAATGCAACGAGTGCGGCAGCATCCATTCAAACCATGCGTCTTAATGATGGAATAAAAACCGCGTTTTTTCTTGGTATTTTGGTGTATGGCGTATATGAGACAACTACGCTCGCAATCCTGCGAAACTGGGGTCTAATTCCTGCGCTCATTGATACCGTGTGGGGCGGGACATTATTCGCATTATCTGCGTATCTATTTTACAAGTATAAGACGCTTGTATATTAACACATCCATCGTAGTAGCAATCTCTCGGCGTGGTCCGTCTCTCTCTCCGCGCATCCGGTGACAATGCTGCGATACATCATCAATTGATATATGAACTGGATTAGATTATATATGAATAAACAAACGCCGATAGAATCCATTTTTGTCCACTCGGAAAATGTCGTGATTGGCAACCCTTCTTTTGTAAAATACGGAGACACGAAGATATTTGCGTAATGGTGTGCGCCGCCCGCGCCCGCCGTCGATTCAGGCACTTCATCGAAGCGGATATATTGTGTTGTTCCATCCGCGCTTTTAATCATTCCATTTTTGTCAATTTGGTCGAATTCGCGTTCTACTTTCGCATTCAAATACTCGCGTCCCCATGACGATGAATAAAAACTGGGTTTAAATGCTTGACGATGCATACCGAACGTGTAGATGGGGGGTTCTTCTTCTTTGCGCGCTGCGGCGGTATGTGGGTAGGATTCATGCGTTGGCAGTGATGAATACATATTCGCGGGGGGCGCAGGGGGCGCGTGGGGCGTGGGGACGGCGGCGGTTCTGGCGGTCCAACAACACCCCACGCACGTCTTTCGTATTCCTTCCAGACTTTCATTGATACGGTCCCACGAACCATCGTTATTGCTGAGAGATAATCCAACAACCGTACAGAACAGAAGGTTGCTTACGATATCAAATACGCCAAAAACATACGTATAATCCCGTATGATATACCAAATATACAATCCGTCTCGAATCACTTCTAGTAATATTGTCACGCACTCTAGTTTCAAGTAGAATGGTTTGTCCTGGAATAATGTGAAATAAACTGTCCCCATCATACGCGCAAGTGCGATATTGTGATATAGTGGAGGTGGAGGTGACGGGTATGCGAGTGATGATAGCATTAACAATTGTAGAAACCCGAATCCGATGGACGAATGAACACGATATGGATGCTCCATCCTAATTATAATCTCTCGTGATATATTTTTATGTCATATCGAGAGCGTTGTATCCGCGTCGTAATCAATATAAGAATAGAACGTGGTATATCATGTAAGAATGAAATAAAGACGCATAGAATGGAATATCAAGACGCGATTGCATTGATTATTGCGTTTATCGTGTGTGTAGAATGTGCGAAAGAACCGGAATATTGTTGTGAAAATTGCGATAAAGTATACAAACAGGAGTCGCGGTATAAATCGCATATTGCGGTGTGTGGTGCGGGGGCGGGGGCGGGGGATGCGTCTGACTTCTCTGAGTTGTTGCGCCAGAATCGAGAGATGATTGATATCATGCGTAAACAGCAGGAAACAATACAAATGTTGGTGGTGGGTCTGGCCGGCAGCAGCAGCGTGAAATGAATATAGAATGATTTATGTATTATGTATTACATAAACGACGATTCAATTATGTTCGAGTGTTCGTGTGGTAAAAAATACAAATATGCGAGTGGGTTGAGCAACCATAAAGAAAAGTGTCCGAGTGCGGGCGCGGGGGGGGCGGGGGCGTCGGCGTCGGCGTCGGCGTCAGGTGGGACTCAAAATCCAGCACCAGTTACCAGTTTTAAACCGACTGCCACTTTCACAAAAGATGATTTGGAGGCCTTGGAGAAGCGTAAGCAGGCGCGATTGAATACGATTCTTGAAGCCCAGAAGAAGGAGAAAGAGAAGAAACTTGCACAGGATACTGCGGCAGCCATTCAGGCGCAGGCCAAGGCGATAGTGACTGCAGCAGCAGCGGCTGTATCGGCAAATAAGAACGCGACCGGGACCGGGACCGCGAATGGCAATACAGTTGTATCAAATAATACGTCCAATGTCGGAAATGAAGAGCATAATGCGTCATTCAATATCAAATATGTAAAGCGTTCGGAGGAGACGCAGCAAGTGGTTCGTGCAGTTACAGCAGCCGCGCATGAGTATTGTAAGGGTCGGATTATTGTGACAAGCGACGAACCTGCGCCGGGTGGTGGGGCATTGACTGGTATTAGTACTAGTGTGAATGAGAATGGGACGACCGTATACAATCATCCGACGCGTACCATTTCGATTATTGAGACTCCGCCAGAAGAGGTGAGTCCGGAGGAGGAGCATGATATTACATTGGAGAAGATGACGTATTTGATTCTCTCGCTCATTCAGAATAATAACAAACTCACGAAGGAGAATCAGATATTGCGTTCGATTGTTGCTAGAATTGACCCCGATAGTATTGAATAGGTCTCGCGTCGTTCTCTCGTTGCGCTTTCTCGCGTCGTTCTCTCGTTGCGCTCACTGCGTTCGCTCCACTCGTTGCGCTTTCTCGCGTCGTTCACTCGTTGCGCTCACTGCGTTCGCTCCACTCGTTCACTCTGCTCGGTCAGTCTCTCGCAATTTTGTAATTATAATGACTTGGTTTTGGTCGAATAACCGGTACACTCGTGCGATGTATTAGTATTTGAATTATCCCCGAATAGAATTGAAATGATATAATTACTACTATGGAATTACATCATTGTTGTCTTACATGGCTTCATCATCATCACTCGAATGTACCAATATGTCAGTCGTTCATTCGTTCCCGAAATTATACGCCATCGACAAAAACGGAAAAATAAAGGTATGGACTGCCGCGGTTCTTCAGCCCACCGATAAAAATGCAGTTGCAGCTGGATACGCCACAGCGCGGATTACGCATGGATATATCGATGGAAAGCAGCAGGTGTCGTTGCGTGATTATAACGTCGGTAAAAATATCGGTCGTTCCAACGAAACAACGCCTCTCGAGCAATGTATTTCAGAAACGCGGCGCAAATGGACCGACAAGAAGGAGAAGGAAGCACATACGGATACGAAACCCGCGGATTATGGTGAAGGGTATGGCGATATTTCTGGGAATGGCGGCGGTGGTGGCGGCTGCGCTGGTGACGACTCCGACAGTGGTGACTGCGATGCAGCCGGACCCTTTCTCCCGATGCTCGCCCAGACATTCAACCCGGCTGATGCAGTCACCGCCGCCGCCACCGCCAGTAAAAAGAAGAAAGTCATCACATTCCCGTGCTTCGTCCAACCAAAGTTGGATGGATTACGGTGTGTATCGTATGCGACACGCCGCGTTCCTGGTGGCGGTGGCAACGGCAACGGCAACGACGCGACTACTGCGGTCACCCTTCAATCCCGTACCGGTGCATTCTTCACTGGTCTCCCTCACATTGCCGCGGCGCTTCGCCCCTATCTCTCGCAACACCCGTCCGTCGTCATCGACGGCGAGTTATACACTGACC